ATGAATCTAAAAATCTTTAAACACAGGCATTATGCCATTGAACCAACATACGGGACAGAGCAAGCAGCATGTTTTGATCTGTCATCTGCGATTGGATATGGGTCTGCGATTACAGCCTATAGTAAATCAAATCAACACATACAAATTCTAGCATCACAAGATGAAAATTTAAATTATATCGACATTCCTGGTGAATGGAGAGTGTTGATGCCAACTGGTTTGATTTTTGATATTCCAGAAAATCATTCAATTCGTGTTTTTGCTCGTTCAGGTCTTTCTACAAAGAAGGGCTTGAATCTTATCAATTCTGTTGGTATAATTGATTCTGACTATACCGATGAATTATTTGTTCCAATTTACAACAACACACAAGAAAAGATTCGTGTATATCATGGCGAAAGAATCGCACAGGCAGAATTAGTCAGTAATGGACCTAGAGTTGTTTTTGGTCTGACTGAAGAAAGACCCGAGAAGAAGGGTAATCGTGAAGGTGGATTTGGTTCGACTGGAGTATAATATGAACAGAGAAGAATTATTTAAGATTCATAAAGATTTGTGTAGCCAAGCATTGGCTCTTATGGAAAAAAAGAATAGTGATTATGCAGGAAAGAGTGGATCAGAGCCATTTGCCAACTTTACAAGAGCAGAGGCAATGGGCATTACCACTACTGAAAAAGGTATGTTGGTTAGAATGATCGATAAGATGAGTCGGCTTTCATCCTTCACTGAATCAGGTGATTTCAAAGTTGATGATGAAAAGTTGATTGATACCATTCTTGATGTAATCAATTATTCAATCCTATTCTTTGCGTACAGTGTAGAGAAAGATGAGATGTCAAAGTCTAAGTTTTATGTTGATGTATTTGAGAGTGATATAGAATATTCTAACGGAGCCGATTAATGAATTTTTACACGAATGTGTATTATGATGGAACAAATGCACTAGTAAGGGAAATTTCAGAAAACAGAGAAAATAAAACAGAGAGATTCAATCCCTCTGTTTTTATTCTTACTGATAAAAAGACAAATTATAAAACAATCGATAATAGATTCGTGGAGAAAATTAAATTAAATAATTCTTTTGATCTTTCATCTTTCAAAGAAAAATATAGTGATGTAAAGGGATTTGAAATTCATGGTGATATAGGTATTGAATATCAATACATAAATCAAAATTATGGAGCAGAAGTAGAATATGATTATTCAAAGCTAAAAATTCTATATTTTGATATTGAAACTACCTGTGAAAATGGATTTCCTGATGTGCAAAATCCAGAGGAAAAAGTAATCGCGATCACTTGTATGATTGATAAGAAGATTACTGTCTTTTGTCTTGGTGAATTTAAAAACAATAGATCGGAAATAGTTGTTAAAGAGTATATAAACGAGGAGGATCTGTTATATGATTTCGTCAAATATTTCGAATATCATAAACCAGATATCATCTCTGGATGGAATATCAGGTATTTTGATATTCCCTATCTTGTCAATAGGATCAAGTATTTTGATGATGAACTATTTTCTTACAAGAAGCTTTCTCCTTGGGGAATTGTGAAAGAAAAGAAAATAACTAGAAACGGAAAGGAAGTTCCAACTTTCAATATCATAGGAATTTCCACTCTTGACTATTACGAATTATATAAAACATTCACTTATGTGAATCAGGAATCATATTCGCTTGACCATATCGCATGGGTTGAACTTGGAGATAGAAAGATAGCCTATACAGATTATGATAATATTTCCGATTTCTATACGAACAATTTTCAACTGTTTATCGAATATAACATCAAGGATGTTGAACTAGTTGAGAGACTAGAAAATAAAATGCGATTGATGGAACTTGCAGTTGCATTGGCATATTCTGCTGGAGTAAATTTTGCGGATGTTTTTTCTCAAGTTAGAACATGGGATGTGATCATCTATAACCATCTTATGAAGGAAAACATTATTGTTCCTTGTAAGAAGAATAATGATAAAAACGATCAATATGCAGGAGCCTATGTAAAGGATCCAATCATCGGTATGCACAATTGGATTGTTTCCTTTGATATCGCCAGTATGTATCCATCATCTATTATGCAATTTAATATTTCTCCCGAAACCTATAAGGGAAAGTATAATATGCAATTAAATGCAGATGATATTATTTCTCCACTACCAGGCATTAAAAAGATTATGCAGGAAATCAAGGAAAATAATGTATCAGTTACAGCAAATGGAACATACTATGACAATTCAAAACAAGGATTTCTTGGTGAATTGATGGATAAAATGTTCAAAGAAAGAAAAACATTTAAGAATAAAATGCTAGAGGCAAAAAAGAATCTTGAACAAATAAATGAAGAATTGAAACGAAGAGGTTTACATGTGTGACGAATCTTGGTATCATGGAGATATGCAAGAGACGCGCAATATTATTGATCATTATCATTATTGGAATCATGAAGCAATCATGACTGATCTTGATCTTCGAAGAAATAATTTTACTGTAATTTGTTGCAATATTTTAAATGATTTTAATATCAGTACCACGGTTAGAAATTCGAATGCTTTTCTAGCCAAGGAAGTTTGGATCTATGGAAAGAAGCAGTATGATCGAAGGGGTGCTGTTGGTACTCAAGTTTATACCAGATTTAAGCATGTAAAGGAAATTGATAATCTTCGTAATGAACTGACCATTCAGAAGAAGAATGGTTCTAGAATTGTTGGTATTGATAATGTGAATAATGCGAAGAAGATTACCGATTACTCATGGTCGAAGAATCATGTTGTTATGATTTTTGGTCAAGAACAAGTTGGTATTCCTTCAGATGTTCTTGACTTGTGTGACGATATCGTGTATATTCCCCAGTATGGTTCTGTTCGTTCCTTGAATGTCGGAACTGCTAGTGGAATTGCAATGTATGATTATTGTTCAAAGGTATTGAGTGATGTCAACATTTGAGGAACAGCAATACGCTTTAATTCGTACTAAGGATTTTCTTTTTGATCTGCTTGATCCAAAGAAAACTCCAAAGGTTCCCAGGCACATCAGGGAACGGGCAAGTAGATGTGCAAAACATTACCCGATTGTGCTTGACATGTTTCTAAGACACGCTATAATGGAGTACAAAGATGAGCAGAAAGACACCACATCGTAAGTTTAGTCGAAGACGAAAACTTGGAAGTAAGAAGCGTCGTGCAAGACGACTTGGACACGCATAAGAGGTTTGCCTTGTGATGTAATGGTAACATGGAAGGCTTTGAACCTTCTCTTCTTGGTTCGAATCCAAGCAAGGCAGTTAATGGCGCGGTAGACCAATGGCAGAGTCAGTTGACTCAAAATCAACACAGTGTGGGTTCGAATCCCACTCGCGCTACTATAAATATTCATAGATGTTTAATCTATGAAAAAAGATTTGAAGCAAGCAAAAAAGAACGCAGAGTTCATTGCTAAAGTTAATTAGATAAAAGGCTGTTCTAAATGTGGTTATAAAGAACATGCAGCAGCCTTGGAATTTCATCATATTCAAGATAAAAAACATAATATTTCTCGTATTGCAAGATCAGGAGTTCCACAGAATGTTCTTGACGAAGAAATAAAAAAGTGTATAATACTATGTGCAAATTGTCATAGAATAGAACATTCAAAGCCCTAATAGATCAACTGGCTAGATCGTCGCCCTTTCAAGGCGAAGGCTCGGGGTTCAAGTCCCCGTTAGGGTATTTTTGTGATAAATACTCTTATCAGGAGAGTAGTATGAGATCACACAAAGACATTAAGAATTTGGTAAGAAAAGAAAGATTACTTTCGAAAATCGAAAATAAAGAAAAACCAATAGAAAAAATACAGAAACAAGAATCAATAAAATCTACTACAAAAACTTCGAAGAAGATGTAACTCAGCGGTAGAGTTCTTGCCTTCCAAGCAAGGTGTCGAGGGTTCGAATCCCTTCATCTTCTCTTTTGGTTGTGTACTCAAGTGGTCAACGAGGGTAGACTGTAAATCTGCTGGCTTTAGCCTACGAAAGTTCGAATCTTTCCGCAACCACTGAGCTGAGATGCGTGAATGGTATCACGCGGTCGAGACAATCGATGCGCTTGCATAAAAGCAAGAAAGGGGTTCGAATCCCTCTCATCTCTTGCGTAGTATCAGTCCAGTAGCGCACTGGGAGGCTCATCTAGAGTTGTTGTAAGACAACTGAGAAGGGGTTCAAGTCCCCCGCTACGCTTCAAAAATATCCCATGGGGTTTTTTCCTGGGATACTTTTTTTTATATATACTATTACAGCGATTGGAGTTTTGTTTACCTACAATATGTTGAAATGGGCCTTTTTTCTTTGTTTTAATATGTTTTAATTAAAAACAAGGAAAGAAAATGCAAACAACACCACCCGAACACGAACTAAATGCAATAGAAGCATTTTTGACCAGATACGGAATCGATATTGGATTTCTTGTGTCTGGTTTTTTTGGTGCTCTGCTCCTAGTTTCTAAAAATTCAGCACAAAAGTTAAGTACAACAATAGCATCAATTATGGCTGGTACTGCTTGTGCCAATTATTTAACCCCTGTTGTAATGAAATTTTTACCAGATACCGTTCAACAAGGCGGTAGATATGCGGTAGCATTTGTGATGGGATTTATGGGTCTTAAAGGCTTAGAGATGGTAATTGATAAGTATTTTGTAGATCACAAACCAAAACCTTCAAAGAAGAATACGAGGAAATCTTCTAAGAAGTTGGTAAGAAAGAAAACTGGGAGAAGATAATAATGGACTTTATTTCTGAATTTTCCATGTTGATTAATTTTATTTGTAATATAATATTGTCACTTGCATTTACTTTGTTTATAATTTTTGTGTTCGGTAGACCAGATTCTGCTGTACATAAATTTAGTATAATTCATGGATTTCTTCTTAAATTTGGTCTGGCATTCTGTACAATTGGCGCATTATTGAATGCGCTGACATTTAGCGATCCACCAATAAGTGAGCTAATTTTAAATATTGGACTTGCTGTATTGTTTACATGGGCATCAATATTTCATTATAAAAAATTTGTAATAAAAAAAGAAATTAAGGTGCAACATAAGACAGCAAAGAAAACAATAAAAAAAGTGAGTAAGAAGAAACGGGCTTGACAAACATTTAAGGTTCACTATAATACACCAAACAAATAAGTTTGGTGTTTTTATATGGCAGAATCAAAAAAACATTCAGCAGGAAAAGGCGACAAATACAGACCAGTAGATTATAAAAAATGGTCTGAAAATTATGATCGTATTTTTGGAAAGAAAAAGAAAACTTCGAATAAAAAGAAAATAAAATGATTAATTCTATTGCAAACATCACCGCCACGCTCGCCACCGTACTCATCGTTTCCGCT